CGCCAGTCATTGATATCAATGTTGACGAAGACCAAGTATCCGACCGTATTGATGATGCAATACAATACTGGCAAGATTACCATTTTGATGGCGCACAAAAGTTTTACTGGATCCATTACGTCACTGGCACAGATATTGCCAATCAATACCTAGATGCATCACAGGCTGTTGACCAAAACGGCAACAACGTAAGCATCCTTGGTATTACTCGTATCTTTCCTTTGACAGATTCTCAGGCAACCATCAATATGTTTGACCTAAGATACCAACTCCGCCTAAATGAATTGTATGACTTCACATCTGCATCCTACATCAATTATACCTTGACTCAACAACACTTGCGTTCTTTGGAACTCCAGTTCACTGGTGAAGTTCCTATTCGTTTTGTGCGTAATATGCAAAGACTCTACATTGATTGGGCATGGGGTGCAGGATACGAAGTAACTCCAGGCCAAGTTGTGGTGTCTGAATGTTATGGTGCAATTGATCCTAACACTTATCCTAACGTGTGGAATGACCGTTGGTTGAAAGAGTATGCCACAGCTCTCATTAAGAGGACTTGGGGGGAGAATATGAAAAAATTTGGTGGTCTACAATTACCAGGTGGTGTCACATTGAATGGTAAAGAAACATATGATGAAGCTATGGGTGAGATTGCCAGATTAGAAAAAGATATGATAGACAACTACGGTGGTCCATTAGAATGGTTCTTAAACTAACATGGCAACAAGTAACTATTTTAATCTGTATGGTTCTAGGCCAGACCAGAAAATCATCGAGGACTTGATAGTAGAATCCATAAAGATTATGGGTTTTGACTCATATTACCTTCCTAATGATAATGATGCAGCTCGGGACCTTCTTTATGGTGAAGATCCAACTAAGAAGTTTAACACAGCATTTCCATTAGAAATGTATCTCTCTAATGCCACAGAATACGGTGGCGATAAAGAGATGTTCACAAAGTTTGGCCTAGAGATTCGTAACCAAGTTTCTGTAATTGTATCGAAAAGAACATTTAGCCAAAGAGTACCACAAAACACATTTCAAAGACCACGTGAAGGTGATTTGATATATGTTCCGTTTCTCAATGGTCTAGGTGAGTTGTATGAGATTAAGTTTGTCAATCAGACTAAAGACTTTTTTCAATTAGGTAGAAAACTACCATACTTCTATGAGTTAGATTTGGAAAAATTCAAATATTCACAAGAGGTTATTTCTACTGGTATACGAGACATCGATGTTGTTGTTTACGATTCTGGTTATACAATACATTTAAACACTGGTGTTGGTTCAGGTACATACACACTACAAGAGTTGGTGTTTCAATCTCCTGATAATACATACGCAAATGCAACAGCAGTGGCCACAATTCAATCGTGGGTTCCATCAGCACATCAAATGGCAGTAACAAATATTGCAGGTACATTTGTCGATGGCCAAGTTGCAATTGGCCAAAAGAGTGGTGCAAGTTACATTGTTTCTTCATATGATCCATTAGAAGTACCCGCAGTCAAAGAAACATACGACAATAGTTTGATTCGTGGTTCTGCATCAAGCATATTGGACATTACAGAATCTAATCCTTTAGGTGGTATATAATGTCTAATACCACTTACAATAGAATGATTCGTAAGATAACAGTTGCATTTGGCAACTTGTTTGATAATATCACATTGGTTCGTTATAATCCAGATGAAACAGAACAAGAGCGTTTTGTTGTTCCTTTAGATTATGCAACAAAAGAATTGTATGTTGTTCGTCTGCAACAAGATCCAAACTTAGACAAAAAGATTCAGATGGCATTGCCACGTATGTCATATGAAATGAATGGCATATCTTATGATGCAAGTCGTAAGCAAATCACAAACATGCAGAACTTTGCAGCTGCAGGATCTGGTTTTCTTTCACAGTATATGCCTGTGCCATACAATTTTGATTTTAGTTTGTATCTCTATGTTCGTAATATTGAAGATGGCAATCAAATCATAGAACATATATTGCCATATTTTGCACCAGATTATACAATCAAAGTCAATATGATTCCTGAAATGGGAATTGTAAAAGAAGTTCCTATCATCCTAAATAATACAACCTATGAAGTAACCTATGAAGGTGACAGAGATTCAGATACAAGAATGGTCATTTGGACTTTGAACTTCACAGTCAAAGGTTTCATTTTTGGTGGTACTTCAAGTGTTGGTTTAGTTGAAACATCTATTACGAATATATACAATGATCCAAACCAAGCAAACAATGTGTTATTTGAAATGGCGTCTACAGGATTAGGTGGTTATAAAATTGGTGAGTTGGCATATCAAGGAACTTCTGCGTCATTATCAACTGCTTCTGGCAAAGTTGTTACTTGGGATAAAGTAGGAAAGACTTTGTTACTTTCAAATTTATCAGGCAATTTTGTTTCTAATAAAAATATTGTTGGCCAAAATTCAAATGCAAGTTGGAAATTTTTGGCTTACCAAGTTGTACCACAAGAACTTGCAAAGATTGTTATTTCTCCAACATATGCAGATGTTAATGAGGATTTATTAACAGAAACTGCTTTAGATCCAGTTCCAGAAGATTTATCAATAGATGTTGGTGTAGAAGATTTGTCAACTGAAACATCTAACACAGGTTCATTTACATTCAACACAGTTATAACTGAAACTCCAAATATTTAAAGGTTAAAAAATGTCAAAGACGCTACAATTTAGACGATATACAACAAGCAACCTTGCCAGTATTACTGGTGCTTCTGGTGAACTGATTGTTGATACCACATTGAATCAAATAACTGTACACGATGGAAATAAAGCAGGTGGTTGGTATGCAGCCAACGCAATTACTTTACAAACAGTTTGGAATACCGCTAATGCGGCAGCTAATGCGGCTGGTTCAGATTTAGCAAATACAGGTGGTACACTAACAGGTAACTTGTTGATTACTGGCACCGCAAACGTTAGAGGCAATCTTTATTCTACCACAATCACAACAGCAACAGGTTCTGGTTCTAATCTAATTATCGATCCAGATGGTTATGGTGATGTTATATTTACACCTTTCACAGAAGTTTTTATTCAAAGTTCTAATACTTCTGTTAATACATCAACTGGTGCATTGATTGTTTCTGGAGGCATTGGTGTTGCAGGTAATATATTCACTGGCGGTTTGATAGAAACATCAGGCAATGGTATTGGTTATTCAACAGGTGCTGGTGGCGTAGTTACTCAAGGTACAAGTAGAACTACTGGTGTCACATTAAACAAACCATCAGGCCAAATTACATTGTTCTCACAAGCATTGGCTGCAGGTGCTGCAAATACTTTTGTATTAACAAATTCCACAATTGCTGCAAATGATTTTATAATGTTGAATCACTTTAGTGGCGGAACATTAGGTAATTATGTTTTTGCTGCCAATACAAGTGCAGGTCAAGCAAACGTTACTGTTCGTAGTATCACAACAGTTACAGCTGAAGCACCAGTGATTCAATATGTAATCATCAAAGGCGCAACAAGTTAATTAAACTACGTTAAACTATGAATACATTTGACAAAAATATGGAAGAAATCTTTGATGTGACCACAAAAGTGGTTGCACCTCCGCCTGCGGTCAAAAAAGAAACTTTGCCTGCGGTAAAGGTTGATGAAGCAGAACTTGAAGAAGACTTAGCTGATGCATACGAACAAACTAAATCTAACCTACAAGATTTGATAGACCAAGGCAAATCTGCCATGGGTGAAATATTAGAGATTGCAAAAGCAGGCCAACATCCTCGTGCATTTGAGGTGTATGGTACACTGCTGAAGAATGTGGTAGATGCCAACAAAGAACTTCTTGCAGTACAAAAACAAATGCGTGATATGGATAAGAAAAACGCACCATCAGGAACTACAACAATCGACAAAGCCATTTTTGTTGGATCAACTTCAGAGTTAAGTAAGTTCATCAAAAGTAACAAAGAATGATAGATTCAAAAGACAGTTACCGTGACAACCCGCTGCTTAAAAAAGCAGGCGTACAAATCAAATACTCACAGGAACAGGTTGAAGAATTTTTGAAATGTGCAAAAGATCCAGTGTATTTTGCACAACACTACATCAAAATCGTTAACGTTGACCGCGGTTTAATGCCATTTGAGATGTGGCCATTCCAAAAAGAAATGATTAAGTTATTTCATGATAACCGTTTCGTCATCACAAAATGTCCACGTCAAGTTGGTAAAACTACCACTTCTGTGGCCTATCTTCTTTGGTTAACATTATTCTCAGACTCACAAAACATTGCCGTTTTGGCCAATAAAGGTTCACTTGCACGG